GGAATTATACATATATAAGCATAAAGACGAATGGAAGTCTTTAGATGATTATTGTTTTGTTAAGACTATAGTTAACAACGATATGTTTTCGTTAGAAAAAGAAGAACCTCTAGTTGGTATAGTTAAGTACTCTAATGATGTTTTAGAGAGCAGAGGTATAAAAGTAGGAGACAAAGTAGGGTTTATACCTAATAGCGAATTTGAGTTCGTTATAGATGGCGAGCGTGTTTATAGGGTAAGAACAAAAGTAATTACAATTAAATATGAATACGAAGGAGAAGAAAGAGAGTATAATCCAAGCTGGGTATAAAGCAGTTGAGGAGCTAATTAAGGTAGCACAAGAAAAGATCATTACAAACACTGAAGATGATGTTTCGGCCGATAGGCTTAAAAATGCTGCTGCCACTAAAAAACTAGCTATATTCGACGCTTTTGAAATACTTACTCGTATTGAAAACGAAAAAGCTGTACTAGAAAATAAACCTGTTAAAGAAAAAGAAGCTGCTTTCAAAGGCTTTGCTGAAAGGAGAAGCAAGTAATGTACGAACAGAGTTTATATAAAATAGTAGACGACCATATACCTATAAATGCTATAAAAAGATTAAACAAGTCTAAGCGTTGGGAGTATGGTTATAATAAAGAGCACGATGTTGTAGTTATTAGTAAGACTGGTAAAATAGGTGATATATATGAAATACAGAACCTTAAAATAGCATTACCACCTGAAAATAACGTACACAAATTTAAAAGTGATAAATGGGAGGTGACTCCTTATCCTAAGGAACTTAATAGAGTAAAGACTATATTCGACTGGAAAGATCTTCCAAATGAATTTAAAAACGAATATATAGATTACATTGAAAAAGAATTTAAAAAACGAGAGGAGGGCTTTTGGTTTTATAACAAAGGCAAACCTACTTATATTACTGGTACTCATTATATGTACCTTCAGTGGTCAAAAATTGATGTTGGCCACCCAGACTTTAGAGAAGCAAACAGATTATTCTTTATATTTTGGGAAGCATGTAAAGCGGACAAGCGGTCTTATGGAATGTGCTATCTTAAAAATCGTCGATCAGGATTCTCATTTATGGCATCAGGAGAAACTGTTAATCAAGCAACTATTAGTTCAGATGCACGATTCGGAATATTGTCCAAATCTGGACCAGACGCCAAGAAAATGTTCACAGATAAGGTTGTACCAATATCAGTCAATTATCCATTCTTTTTTAAACCAATACAGGACGGGATGGACAGACCAAAGACCGAGCTCGCGTACAGAGTACCCGCTTCAAAACTCACAAGACGGAACATTACTAGCACCGACAAACCTGAGGAACTCGATGGACTGGATACAACCATAGATTGGAAAAACACTGGTGATAACAGTTATGATGGTGAAAAACTAAAACTACTAGTACACGATGAGAGTGGCAAGTGGGAAAGACCAAATAATATATTAAACAACTGGAGGGTAACAAAGACAACACTAAGGCTTGGTAGTAGAATCATAGGTAAGTGTATGATGGGATCAACTAGCAACGCACTAGATAAAGGTGGTAACGAATTTAAAAAACTTTATTATGATTCAGATGTTACAAAGCGAAACAGAAATGGACAGACAAATTCGGGCCTCTATTCTTTGTTCATACCTATGGAATGGAACTACGAGGGATTCATTGATTCTTATGGATTACCTGTGTTCGAAACACCTGAACAAGAGGTTCTTGACCCACACGGAGATTTAATAGATGTTGGTGTACTAAGTCATTGGCAAAACGAGGCTGAAGGTTTAAAGTCTGATCAAGATGCTTTAAATGAATTTTATAGACAGTTTCCTAGAACTGAAGAACATGCTTTCAGAGACGAAACTAAAAATAGTATATTTAACTTAACTAAGATATACGAACAAATAGATTATAACGAAGAAACTGCAGAATTAGCTGTCGGTAATTTCCAATGGTTAAATGGAGTTAAAGATACTAAGGTAATGTTTTTGCCTAATCAAAAAGGTAGATTTAAAATTAGCTGGGTACCTCCTATACATTTGCAAAATAAAATAGTTATTAAAAATGGCGTTAAGCATCCTGGTAATGAACACGTAGGCGCATTTGGTTGTGACTCTTATGATATATCAGGTACAGTAGATGGTAGAGGTTCTAAAGGATCTTTGCACGGATTAACTAAGTTTAGCATGGAAGATGCACCAGCTAATGAATTCTTTTTAGAATATATAGCTAGACCACAAACAGCAGAGATATTTTTTGAAGATGTGCTTATGGCTTGTGTATTTTATGGTATGCCAATATTAGCAGAGAATAACAAACCAAGGTTATTGTATTATTTTAGAAGAAGAGGTTATAGATCTTATTCTATGAACAGACCAGATAAAAAATACAATAAATTATCAGTGACAGAAAGAGAAATAGGTGGAATACCTAATTCAAGTGAAGACATTAAACAAGCTCACGCAGCGGCTATTGAGTCTTATGTAGAGCATTTTATAGGATTAAAAGAAACAGGTTATGGAGATATGTATTTTCAAAGAACCTTAGAAGATTGGGCTAGATTTAATATTAATAATAGAACTTCACATGATGCGTCTATTAGCTCTGGACTTGCGTTAATGGCTTGTAATAAGCATAGGTATGTTCCAAATAATAAAATCAAATTGCAGTCTGTAGATTTAGGTATAAAGAGATACAATAACAAAGGAACCACATCAAAAATAATAAGTTAAATGAATATATATACTAACACCAATAGCGCTTTCCCTAGTCAAGTAGTGAGTGATGCAGAAAAAGCAAGTTTAGAATATGGAAGTCAAGTTGCTATGGCAATTGAATATGAGTGGTTTGATCAAGGAAGAACTAACGGTAATAGATATTTATCTAATTGGAATAATTTTCATGAATTAAGATTATACGCTAGAGGTGAACAATCTCCGCAAAAATACAAAGATGAGTTGTCTATTAATGGTGATTTGTCTTATCTTAATTTAGACTGGCAGCCAGTTCCTATATTATCTAAATTTGTTGATATAGTTGTAAATGGTATATCACAAAAAAGTTATGATATTAAAGCTTATGCTCAAGACCCTAGTTCAATAAAGAAAAGAACTGATTATGCTTCTCGTATTTATGAAGATATGATGGCTAAAGATTATTTAAAAGAATTAAAAAATTCTTTAGGTATTGATTTATATCAAAGTCCTGATCCAAGTACTTTGCCTGAATCTGAAGATGAATTAGAATTGCACATGCAATTAAGCTACAAACAAAGTATTGAGATAGCAGAAGAAGAAGCTATATCGTCTGTGTTAGCGCAAAATAAATATGATCTTACAAGACGTAGATTAAACATGGATTTAACGGTTTGTGGTATTGCAGCTACTAAAACAAACTTTAACACAGCTGAAGGAGTTACTGTTGATTATGTTGATCCTGCTTATATGGTATATTCTTATACAGAAGACCCAAACTTTGAAGACATATATTACGTAGGTGAAGTTAAGTCTATAACGATAGCAGAACTTAAAAAAGAATTTCCAGATATTAGTAAAGAAGAACTAGAGCGCATACAAAAAATGCCAGGTAATCGTAACTATATAACTGGATACGGAAATTATGATGAAAACACAGTGCAAGTAATGTATTTTGATTACAAAACTTATCATAATCAAGTGTTTAAAATAAAACAAACAGATCAAGGATTAATGAAAGCTTTAGAAAAGCCAGACACATTTAATCCACCTGAAAATGATTCATTTGAAAGAGTATCAAGATCAATTGAAGTATTATACAATGGTGCTAAGGTTTTAGGTACTGATACAATATTAAAATGGAAGCTAGCAGAAAACATGTCTAGACCATTAGCTGATACAACTAAGGTAGAAATGAATTACGCTATATGTGCACCTCGTATATATAAAGGTAGAATAGAATCTTTAGTTAGCAAATGTATTGGTTTTGCAGACATGATACAACTTACTCATTTAAAGTTACAACAAGTAATGTCTAGGATGGTACCAGATGGTGTGTACTTAGACATGGATGGTTTAGCAGAAGTTGATTTAGGTAATGGTACAAATTATAATCCAGCCGAAGCACTTAACATGTATTTCCAAACTGGTTCTATAGTAGGTAGATCACTTACTCAAGACGGTGAAATGAACGCAGGTAAAGTACCTATTCAAGAACTAACTAGTTCTAGCGGCCAAGGTAAAATACAAAGTCTTATACAAACTTATCAGTATTATTTACAAATGATACGTGATGTAACCGGGCTTAATGAAGCTAGAGATGGTAGTACGCCTGATAAACAAACAC